CCAAAGGTGATGTCTGAGTTAGGCACCGAACGCGACTCCCGAGTTGGTTATAATGAAATCGACAGCGATGAACTCAATCACCCTCGTGGGAACAATCACGATGCGACCGTTGAGCTTGTTGAGGTCGATGTCCTGCTGCGTATTGTTGGTTTCGTTCATGATGACCTGGAACGCTTCGATACCTGCTTGGGTCTGGATCAAACCCAGCGCCGAGACGGCTTGAGAGACGAACTTGTTCCAAACATCAGGCGTGTTCTGCTCGAACTCCAGCTGCAACGCGATGTTGATGATGATGCGCTTGACCTCCAACAGCAACCGACGGACGTTAACGCGGTCCAGAGCGGAGCTCTTGACCTGCAGCGTCTTCTGTCCGAAGATGACGAAGCCCTGTCGGGGGAACGTCGCGATCGGGTTGATGCGGCTGGTGTACAGCGTGTCGCGGTCAGCCGAGTTAAGGCGGACCCGCACGTTGGTAACGAAGTCCAGCGAGGCCCGGTTGAAGCCCGCGGGGGCGAACCAGGGGTAACCGATCTTGTCGTTGAAGCCCAGGGCTCCCATCGCCGCGATCGACGCCGGTACGTTCACGCGCCGGTTGTTGACGGTGTCCTGGATGGTGACATCCGGGAAATAGGTGCCCACGTAGTTGTTGTCGATGGCACGGGTGTTGAGGCCCGTCGCCGTCTGGTCCACGTCTGGGTGGATGGTGTCGTTGTCGAAGAGCCTGTTCTGCTCCTCGTCGTAGTTCTCCAGGTCCATGACGTAGTAGGCCAGGCCGTAGGTGCGGACGCTCTGGCCGGCATAGTCGGTCAAGAAGGGCTCGCGGATCCCAGGGATGACCAGCAGGTTGTGGTTGACAGTCAGCGGGTCCGTCATCACGTTAATCGCGGTGACGTAGCTTGACACGTTGCTGTTCGACTGGCCGGTGCCGTTCATGTTGACGTGCATGCCGGGTGGGACGTAGCCTGGGAAGGCGCCGCCGGTGTCACCGAGCAGGTTGTCGTCGAAGCTGATCGACTTGTCGTTCATGCGCCGGGCGTCCGGGTCCAGGAAGTTGACGCCGTCCCAGCCACCGGCCAGGAACGTGGTGAACTTCAGGTACGGGGCGAAGCGGTTGAACTGCTGCGGGGTGCCCTTGGCGAGCAACGTTGCCAGGGTGATGCGGTTGACCAGCAACGCGGGGTCAGCGTAGGTGTACGAGGACCCGTCGAGCTTGCCATTGCGGATGTAGGCCGCCTCGCGCATCGAGGTGTCGATCGATGAGGTCAGGCCCTGGATCAGGAAGGTGTTGAGGTCCGTGAGGAAGGCAACCTTCGCCAGGGTAAACTTGTTGTCACAGAAAGTGTCTGCACCGGAACCGGTGACGTAGTTGTCGAGCCCGGGTGCGCCCATGAACTGGGTGTACGAGGCCAACAGCGCGTTGGGCAGCGTCTCCAGGTTGGGGTTGAGCGGGATGTCGAGGCGTTCGAACTGCACACCCCAGTAGTAGGGCGGGTACGCCTGTTCCGTCGCGCCTGGTTCACCGAACCAGACACCAGGTGCTGGGCGATTGCCCTTCGTCACCTTGGTCCGGAAGGGGACCGGGGGAAGGACAGAACCGGATGCCCACAAGGCAAGGCTGCCCGTCATGACACCGTTGACCCTGACAACGCCAGGCGTCAGCGGGGAGATGTCATTCAGCGCATCGTTGGTCTTCAGTACTGGGAGGCCGCGGAAGCCGAAAGGCAGGCAGGTCGCCGGCACTTTGCCTTCGTTGACCTGTGCGGTCGGGATGACGCGGATGTAGGCCGACTGGTTGACGTACTTGCCAGAGGCGACCAGCCGACGCTCGGTTGCGATCTGCTCGTCGAAGTTGAAGTACACCCGACGGTCGCCGATGACCGCAACGATGAAGTTGTCTGCGTTCGGGTCGAGGCTCAGGTTGTTGAACTGCTCCAGGACGTTCGGGTTGATGTCGGTGTCATCCCAGCTGCGGACCTGCAGCGAGAAGGTGCCGTACAGGTAGTTCTGTGTCGTCGACGCTTGCAGGTTGACGATGCTGATCTTGTAGAGGTTGTTGGCGTACTGGCCATCGTCCAGAGCCTCGATGTTGAACAGGTCGTATTCGACCTTACCGAAGGGCTGGCTGATGAAGTGGGTCGACGCCGGGGCCTGGTACCGCGCATCGAACGCGCCGTAGACCGCCCGGTAGTCCAGTGCATCGTTGTACGGTGCCTGGGTGTACGCGCTGTCAGGGTTGTTCTGGCTGACGTTGTTGGTTCCCGACAGGACCGTGGCGACCGTTGCCGTGGCGATCTCATCGTCAACCGCGAAGTCAGCGTAGAGCACGTGCTGGGCCGCGACGAAGTTGTCGGGGTTGGTGTTCAGCAGCTTGGCGAAGTAGTTGGGATCGTCGGGGTCGAACGACGCCGTCAGGATGTGGCAACCTGGGTTGCCGTCATCGTTGTAGAAGTCGCTGCCCAGGGCCGAGCTGATGATCAGCTTGAAGTACCCGGACGGGCTCGTCTGCGAAGCACCCACCATCACGCCGAAGTCATACAGGCTATTGACCTGACCCGGAACTGACAAGTCACGGTTGCCATCAGTAACCATCACACGTGCACCCGAACACATCAGGACCATGCCGCGGATCAGGCTGACGGTGCTGCCGCCGAAGCTGTCGTTGTCGGTGAAGATCGCCGGGCCGTAAGCCTCGGCGGCCTGCACATCGTGAAGGGCTGCGAGGAACTGGACGTTACCGACGGTGCGACCGTAGGGGTCCGAGCTGTTCGGCTGCTTGCCGGGGTCGAGAGTGCTGTAGGCGTACGCCGGGGTACCGTCCAGGTGGAAACCTGCTCCGACGGTGCGACCGGTATCGATCGTGCGCTGGATGTCTGTGCCCGTTGCGTTGGCACCGGCGCCCAGGATGCGCATGAAGGTCAGGGCACTCCTGTTCGCCAGGAAGTAGTAGGCTGCGTACGGGCCGAACCGGTTGGGGTCCAGGGTACCGAAGACAGCATTGAACTGATCGAAGTTTCCGACGGTGACCGGGACGAAGGCCGGGCCACGGTTGGATGTGCCGATCACCCCGGCCGGAACGCCAACAGGGCCCTGCGGTGCGGGACCAGATTGGTCGATCTCCCGATCGTAAAAGTTGGGTGATAGAAAGGTCTGCAGCGTCTGCGGCATTACCGTGCTCCTCTAGCGCGTCGTGTTCGCTAGGATAAGTACCACCCCCGCGGGAGGAAGACTACCGACGGTCAGTCCTCCACGGTCAGGATGACCAGGCCGCCCAACGTCGCATCTGCAGGAGAGAGCACTGTTTCGCCGGTGAACTTGTTGATCGTCCTGACCTTGTACAGGGCGGTGACGGTCTGGCCTCGCTTGTTGATGCCAGTCACCCGCTTGAACTGCCCAGGCTGCGTGCCACGGGGAAGCCGTTTCACTGCCGGGTCGTCTGGGTTGGTCACCGCGTCCTCGTTGGGGTATAGGCGGGTCCCGTCGGTGTTTCGCTGGTCCTGGCGCCGGGCTGCCCAGTTGGACTCACCATCGCTGCCGTCCTGCATGGGCAGGGTCGGGTCATCGGCCCCGAAGTAAGGATCGTCCACCTGCGGCGCGCCCACGCCGGCGCCGACAGTGAACTCGATCGTCGGGCTCGACATGTACCGTTTCAAAGGAACAGGCGCGCCAGGGACGCCCGTCGCGAGAATGTAGCCCGGGACCTTGACGACGAACTTGTACTTGATCAGTCGCTCGACCTGTGAGTAATCGTCGACGTTGGTGTCCGACGTGTAGCTGTTGCCGTCGACGTTGGCCAGGAACCAGTAACCCTTCGGGGTGTCGAGCCTCCACTGGTTGCCCTGTGGTAGGAACGAGGCGATCAGCATCTCGATCAGCTGGTTCATGTGCTTGGTGTACTGCGTCCAGATGGTGATGTCGTACTGGGCAGTGAAGAACTGCGGTGCCGGGACGACGATCGTCTCCCAGACGTTGTTGAGCCGGTTGGGGTACAACAGGCCACCCTGCCGGACTGTCGGGTCATCAGCCAGGTCACCCACCGACCGCAACGTTGACAGCTGCATCGGGTCAGCGTTCTGCGGTGCAACGGCGAGGTTCTGCTGGTGAGGCAGCAACATCCTGTTGATCAGGTTCTGGTAGTCACGGTCAGTGTGATCGAGCTTGTGGCGGATGACGATCTCACCCGTCTGCTGGTTGATGCCCCGGCCGGTGATGTCCTGGACCGGGTCCTGCACGATGCTGGTCCTGATGATGGTGATGAGGGGAAGGATCAGCGCGCCGTTCCTGTCCTTCAACACACGCATCCGCTTGTTCAGCGCCCACTTCTCACCCGCCGCCATGATGACGGGCACCTTGCGTACTGGGTTGCCATCACCGCCGACAGCGAATGGGATCTCCTTGTCAAACAGGGTGAACAGCGCGTGGTCAACATCGTCGATGCCGACAGGCGGGATCACCAGGTCCCGCGGGCCTGCCTTCGCCTGGTAACCCGATTGCAGCGGTCCATGGTTGAAGCGAGTCCGCGTGTACTTCTGGGCGTTAAAACGAGTGGGCATCAGCGGTTCTCCGGGTCATCCTCATCGTAAAATGCACTGTCATTCGGGAACTCGCCTCCCTTGGGATCGACCTCCTTGGCACCGGTGATGGGCTTGTCGAGCACATCGGGCGTCTGCAGGTCACGGATGTCACCGGTGACGCCCTCTTTGTTGTGTGCCTGGCCACGCTGCTGGTAGAACGTCGTCTGCACCGCGTCTGCCTCGGGGCGAGCGATGTCAGTCGGGCCGATGGTGAGCGCCTTGAACTGCGTCTCGCGGGCCTTGGTACCGATCAGCTTGACGCCGTCCTTGTGCTCGGGCATGCCGTAGATGTTACGCATGAACACCCTCTCCGTCACCTCGTAGAAGACGTCTGAGAAGGAGAAGAAGTCACCGATGGCTGGGCTGATGTTCTTGTCGACCAGGTCACGGTACTGGACATAGACCTCGATCTTGAACTGAGCGTCGACACCGAACTGGGTGATCTTGGTGTCCGACTGGAAGTGGGTGTCAACCAGGCAATCAAGCTTGATGGGCCTGTCGAAGACCTTCGTCTGTGCCTCGTTGTAGACCGGGTCGACCTTTGTCTTGATCTCGTTGATGGCGTAGTAGTAGATGAACTGGCCCACACAGTCTTTGATGAGTTCCTTCGTGATGTCGGAGATGAAGTTGAACTCCCTGGGAGTGAGGTAGAGGCGTCCCATGGTTCACCCGAAGATGATGGCTTTGCCGTGTGGGATCGCGGTGTAGCGTAGCATCTTCTGCATCGCCTCGCCGATGTTGGCCTGTGCCTCCAACAGTTTCTCATACGTCAGCTTGTCCAGGAACTCCTTCAGTTGTGTCTTCAGCTTCTCCTGGTCCTCGCGGCCAGCTGACACCAACGCGTCGCCGTTCAGTTTCAGGTCGGCGTTGGGGATCGGGATGGTGTCGAACTTCGACCGGTTGAGGCCCAGGATCTCACGGGCCAGCGCCAGCGTGTACTGCCTGATCCACTGGCGACCGGGCTGGGTGATGGTGCTGAACGGCAAGATGCTGAAGGGCACGTTCTCAGGGCCTGAGATGCCATAGATCGAATCATCCTCGAAGTCAGGGTCAAAGACACCCGGCATCGTTGACACCCGGACATAGAGGTTGCCCAAGCCATAGGGCCCGTCGCTGACGTTGAAGTTGTCGTATGACTGTGGCTGCGGGTAGATGCGGATGTTGCCTCCGATGACCTCGTAGCTGTAGTTGCTGCGTCGCACGCGGAACGCTTCCTTCAACATACCACGCCGGACAACGTCCTCGAAGACGGGCAGCACGTAGAACACAGTGCTGTTGACGTATGACTCGTAGTTGAAATTGGTGGCCAGGAAGTTGGTGATGTTGCTGGCGTTGAGCAGGAAGGTCTGTGCAGCGAGGGGCTCGAAGTGGAAGACCTCCATGACGCGGAGCTTGCCACGAGAGCCCGTCGTCAGGGTATCAACCAACAGGCCCAGGTCCTGTGAGTAGCAACTCCCCTGCAGCGGTGACCAGTTGATCGTCGCATGGAGATCGGTGTAGAGGTTGTAGTCCTGCTTGCCTGGGATCAGCTGGATGAAGCCTAGGGTGTAGTCGTAGTTGCCTCCCACGTAGGAGGCCATCGCATACGCATCTGACAGCCGCAGCAGGAACTCAAGGTTCTGTTGCGGGTACTTGTTGGTCATGTCGGTCGAACCCGTGGGTTGTCCCAACACATTGGCCAGCTGGCTGACGATCTTCAGCTCTTGGACGGCACGAGCGTACTCTAGGCACGCTTCTTCAAAACACGTCCAGATCTCCTTCTTTGTCAGCTCGACGCTGAGGACGTCGTCGCCAAGCTTACGCTTGACAAACGTCACCATCGAATCGGCCTCGACTTGGAAAGATGCGTCGGTGTCAAAGAAGCCAAACGAGGTGGGTTGGATGGTCTGGTTGAAGTTCGGCATCGGAGGTCCATGTCTAACTATGGA